TGGACAAGAGTAAACGAAACAAGCGAATCAGGAACTGGTTCTGCAGGAAAGAAACCAATTATAATTGGACAAAATCCAAGGACTGCTGAAATAGTAGCAGTCGGTGTACCAGAACGACCACCATTAACACCGAGCGATAGAGAAACTGGTGGCAGAGGCGATAGAATAGCACTTTAAAATAGGATCAAACAATGACAACATCCCCATTTAATTCAAAATACGGATTCGATTTAGGTGAAATAACCAATATAGAATTTTCAGGAGTTTCTTCTACTAATGATCAGATATTGGTTTTAAAACCAGATGCTACTGGTAAATTTTACTTATATCCACAATCAATTTCATCATTAGCAAATAGTTCGGTTGTTTATCCATCTTCTGGTAGTTCTTATTTACAAAAACAAGTATTCACTACTACAATGAATCCAACTACAACATTCACCAATTTAACATCATTTACATTTGATATTGTCAGCAAACAAAAACTGTATCTGGTATCAAAAATAGATTTAATTGGTCAAGGATCTTTTAGTGGAACTTATAATTATTATCATTTTACAACTGGATATAATGTGATTTCTGATATAGATGGTAGTAATACTAATTTCACCTATAGACATATCCCTGGTCATTTTTCACATATTTTTAATAAATTAGGATCAACAAATTCTGCAACAATTGTTTCAATTGGTCCAGACAAACAATTTCAAAATTTTACAAATTTAGAATCATCAACTGAACTTTCTCTACAACCAAAGTTTTCAACAATTACATCACCAATGGATGCTGCTATAATAAATAATTATCCAAGGGTAAAAGCCAGCATAAATAGTAGTACGCAAGGTGGTCAAGATGATAAATTAGTCTTGACAATCCAAGCAAAAAGTATACAATTAAGTCAAAATGAAAAGATTGATTGGTTTGGTTCAGTTGAATTTTTTGCATCTATAGTATAAGGAGATTAAAATGAAGGTTAAGTTACTTGAAATTTATAGTTCTGTTTCTGTGATGAATAAACTTTTAGACGCAGAATTACCTGCTTCTGTTGCTTTCCAACTCACAAAGCTTCTAAAGACCCTAAATGAAGAAATTAAGGTAATAGAAGATCAGCGAGTAAAGTTGGTTTCTAAGCACGGTGAAACCACCGAAAATCAAGGTGTAACCGTCTCAGAAGCAAATAAACAAGCATTCCTCAAGGAATTTGGTGAACTATTAGAGACTGAAATTGAACTAAATTGGACACCAGTACCAGTTTCCAAGTTCGATAGTGTCAATATGTCAGCAAATGATTTGTTAAAAATTGCTTTCTTATTCTCAGAATAAGACATTTCTTCAAAACTAAGAAGTCTCCTCTTTATAAATAACAGATAAAGAGGAGATTTTTTTATGGCTCAACCAGCCAGCAGAGAAGAATTAAAAGAATACTGTCTTAGAAAATTGGGTTATCCAGTTATTCAAATAAATGTCGATGATGCTCAATTAGAGGATCGTCTTGACGATGCTTTGCAATTCTTTGCAGAGTACCACTTTGATGGTGTGGAAAAGGTCTACATTCGCAAACAAATTGAACAAAAGGATGTAGATAATGGATATATTGATTTAAAATCACCAACTACTGCAAATCCAAATGCAACCATTCCAATTGTTGCAGCAGATGCAATAGATCCAGATGGTAGATCCATTATATCAGTAACCAAAGTATTCCAGTTGTTTGATACCCTTGGTGGTACTGGTATGTTCGACGCACGCTACCAGATCGCTTTAAACGACTTATACGGTCTTCGTACAAACACCTATAGTCAGTCTCTGATCACATATGCAATCACCAGAAGTCATATGCAGATGTTACAGGACTTATTAACTCCAGAGAAAACTTTAGAATTTAGTCGTGTTACAAATAGAATTCATGTAAATATGGATTGGAAGCAACAATCATATTTGGGTCAATATATTATGTTTGAAGCATATAAAATATTAGATCCAACTAAGTATACAGAAATCTATAACGATAAAACCCTGAAGCGTTATACAACCGCACTCATTAAGCAACAATGGGGATCAAATATGATGAAGTTTGGTGGTGTTGAACTACCCGGTGGAATTACGCTAAACGGTACAGAAGTATTCCAAGAAGGCACAGTAGAAGTAGAAAAACTAGAAAACGAAATGCAAAGCAAGTGGGAACTCCCACCAGAATTTTTCGTAGGTTAAAATGACAACAAATCCATATTTTAAACATCAAGGCTATAAACCAACTCAAAATCTGATAGAAGATCTATCGGAAGAAGCCATCAAGATGCATGGTATTGATGTTGTTTATATTATAAAGACTACCGATAAGGTAGATACTTTATTTGGTGATAATCAACATGCCAAATTAAAGAATTCATTCTCTATTGAAATGTATCTAAAGAATGCAAAAGGATTTGAAGGTACAAGAGATATGATTAGTAAATTCGGTATGGAGGTAAATGATAATATTACTTTAGTAGTTTCAAAGAAACGATTCAGAGAAGAAGCATTTAAACTACCAGAAATTACTGGTCGTCTTTATCCGATGAACAGACCGATGGAAGGTGACATTATCTATTTTCCACTATCACCAACATCAGATAACTTATATGAAATTAAATTTGTTGATAACGATGACATGATGTATCAACAAGGAGATTACTATACTTTCCGCATCGATTGTGAACTATATAAGTACTCTATGGAGAATATCACTACAGGATTCAGTAAGATTGATGATATTCAATCCGAACTCATGGAGCAGATTACCACTGCACAAGATGGTACATATTTTATGGATAAGAAAGAAGTCAAGGATAATAGTCAAATACAAACAGAAGCATCTGATATTATTGACTTCACCACCAAAGACCCATTCTCGGAAGGTAATTATTAATGTTTAGTACTTTTTATCACGCAACAACAAGAAAATTAGTAACCGCTTTCGGTACTCTTTTCAATAACATTTATATTGAAAGAACCGATGAAGGTGTTACTAAAAAAATAAAAGTACCATTAATTTATTCTCCAAAGGAAAAATTTATTCATCGTTTAAATTTGGATATCGATAAGACCATGATTCAAACCGTTCTACCAAGAATGGGATTCTCAATCACTGGTATAAGTTATGATGCTGAAAGAAAGAAAAATTCATTAAATAAAAGATGGAAGCAAGAAATTGGAACAAATGATGAAGTAACATTCCAATATCGATATGAAGATGTTCCCTACAATATAGACTTTGAACTTTACATTTATACAAGAAATATCGATGATGGTCTTCAAATTGTAGAACAGATTCTCCCATTCTTTGTTCCCGATTTTACTATCACTATAAAACCAAAAGTTCTCGATAACTCATTAGAAAAAGTAGATATTCCCATTATACTTAATCAAGTAATTCCGAATGAAGTATACAATGAAAGTTTTTCAGAGGATACTAGAGTATTAAACTGGGATCTACAGTTTACTGCCAAGACAAATTTCTATGGTCCCGTCAGGAATTCCTCTAGTATCATTAAGGATGTTAAAGTCAATTTCTTTGATTTTGATGAGGTCTAATCATGGCTTATAAAAAATATGCAACAGTCAGGGTAAGACCAGTAATATTTGAAAGAGATACAAATGGAGATTTTGTACTAGATACAAATAACGATAAAGTTATTTTAAAACAACCTAGTCAAATAAATCCGGAAGAATCATACGACTACCTAATAGAAATAGAGGAATACCCATAATGGCAGAAAGAGATCAATTCAGCGCAGGTGTAGGTTCAGGTATATACGGTTCTGGAGAACCAGTAGGTAATATTGTTTTTCCACCAACCACTTCAGGATTAACAGGTGGACCACCATCGGCACCATTAAATTTGGTAGCAAGCAATGGCGTTTATACAAATAAAATTTTATTGACTTGGAGTGTAGTTTCAGGTGCAGTAAAATATAAAATTTATAGAAATTTAAATTTACTTGCAGAAACAACCGGAACTCTTGATACAAATAATAATATTGCTTATGATGATACTTCAGCAGTTCCTGGAATATTATACACATATATTGTTACTGCTGTAAACAACACAGGTGAAAGTAGTCAAAGTAATTCCGATACGGGTTCTAGAAAACTTTCTGTGCCATCCTCTATTACTGTATCACAAAATACCTATAAAGACAAAATTAATTTATCCTGGTCAACCGTAAATGGTGCGGAGAGTTATTTACTGTATAGAAGTGTTGAAAACTCTACTGATGATATGG